GAGGAGGAAGTCTGCGAGGAGGAAGTCTGTGAGGAAGAGACAATGAATATATCGCAATAAGTATTTAAAATAATGATTTAATAAGTATTCAATGACCTCATACACAACGCAAAATAGTTTACTGTTAAATAATTTAATAAAATTTTATGAGGAGGACGATAATCTAGAAGTAATGCTGAATATTATTAATGGAGAATCTCCAATCTCTCTGCGAATCGTTGATTGGTTTGTAACAAACTACGCAAAGCAGAAGTTCACAGTATATAATCTAGATGAAGGTCGTAGGTTTAAGGTGTACAATGATTACAAATTAAAATTAAAGGCGTATTCAAAGAAAAGATTTGATCCATTTTGTAGGTGGGATAGAATAACTATACCATACAAGAACGATACGATGATACAAACGACTATTGGACAATTAAATTTTTTTAAGTGGGCCCTCGAGAATGAGATCATCGCATACATAAAGGCAAACTATGCGGATATTGAAAAGGACATGAATAATAGAAACAGTACGTCCAAGCGTCGGCTCACATTGACGAATAGTAAAACGCGGAAGAAGCGAGAGGAACTTTCCATATCAGCATCCAAAACTATTAAACAAGAAAATGTATCAGTTACAATTAAATTTGATTGATTGTAATAAATAGAATATAAAAGAAAAAAATAGTTTTTATTAATGGGAAACTCTGTATCTATTAATAAAATAAATTTTGAAGATGTTCAAGAAGCAATTAAAAAAGATTACGTAATAATAAACACACTCCCTTCAAGTAATCAGAAGTGTCTAATAGATAATACACTACCCGCCTCTATAGAAGTGACAAAGGTAAATACGTTGCTATCTTCCGGAAGAACAGAGAGTCACATAATACTATACGGAGAGAATTCAACAGATAATAGTGTATATTCAAAGTATAAACAACTTTCAGAACTAGGGTTTGATAATATACATATTTATTTGGGAGGAATGTTTGAGTGGTTACTTATGCAAGATATATATGGACACGATTTATTTCCAACAACAAAAAGGGAACCAAATCATCTTCAGTATAAGGGCAATAAAATAATAGATGTTAAAATGATAGAATAATGTTTTAATTAACAGAAACGACCTCCCTGTTGATCTCCGTCCTCGTCCATTGCGCGGTTAGCAAGTTCATCTGCGGCACAATTATTATTTCGTTTTACATGGATATACTGAATATTATCAAACTGTTGTAAAATGTTTTTCGCTTCATTGTAGAGAGGTTTCAGATTATCCGATTTAACCGCATAAGTTCCATTCAGTTGATTAATAACCAGAAGAGAGTCACCCTTTACAACCAAATTGGTTATTTTGTGTTCACTTGCTTTTTTAACACCCAAAATGAACCCCATATATTCGGCATAATTGTTTGTTTGAATACCGAGTGACTGTGAACCCTCGTACACAATTCTGTAGGACGAGTCGTAGATTACGTATCCACAACCTGCATGACCTGGGTTTCCGCGACTACCTCCATCAAACATTAACACGTGATTTTTAATGGTTTCCACATTAATATGATTAGTTATTTTATCAATAATCTCCTTGTTATACAGCTCCTCTGTTATATCGCCATTACCATTGACGATAATGTTTTTTTCATTCATATTTTCATTCATCCACTTTTCGTGGTATTCGTGGCATCGCTTCAAGTAGCTAAGCGGAATATTCTCTCCTGTTCTTGACCGCTTAGCTACTCGCTGCTCGGCTATTTCTGGTGTTGTTCTTATATATATGTAATTAATCTGGGGGATGTCGGTAATGAACTCGTCAAACCATCGGTTGTAAATCTCATAATTAATATTCTCTATTTTGTTGTCGTCGTATAAAAGTTTCGCAAACACCATCTTATCCGTCATTACGCTTCGTTCAGTGACTATATATTTGTATCCCTTCTTAATTGCCTTCTGTAGTTGCGAGAGACGCGTAATATAAGCCATCATCTGAAACGAGAATGCGTATTTCTCCTGATTTTCGTAATACTTTTCAATAATGTTGTTGCCATTTTCGTCGGTTATGGACTCCCATTCATTGACTGGTTCAAGTAGAAAGTGAACGTTTTTATTATCACAGAATCGTTCTTTCAATAGCTTAATTACGGTTGATTTTCCAGAACCAATATTCCCCTCAATGGAATAGATGTGTTGCGTCATATTGTAATTCTTATATATTATCTTTTATTAAATCAATTTTAAAATTGAATTAATAATAACTATACTATTAAACACACAGATGGATTTTAATCAGTGTAAACTAACAAAGACCGAATGGAATAGCATTGAGATTCCTCTATCAGAAAAAGATAAATATATTAATAATCTTATTATCGGTGGATTTAACCATGTTAATATTTCACTAAATAAGAGCATTTCGCTAATTTCATTTCTAAAAATCACCTCAACCGAAATATTGGACGATTATGTCTACTGCAAATATCTTCAAGTCGACATTACCAATATTGCAAAACAATATGGGATTGATTATTTGACAACTATTAAAAATAGCGACATCACTATTAAAAAGGCGGATGCGATTCGTTTTAATAATACAGATAAACAATTAGCACAGCAGAAGAATGATATTATAGAGTTTGTTATAATCAGGCTTATATCCAAATTATATAAGCATCATTCAAAAAAAGAGAAAAAATGGGTATTCTATTACTATACGCTATCTAAAATGATTACGTTTAATTTTATAGGGTTCAATAATAATCTGAAAAAGAATACGACTATTATTCTGGAACATCTTCGCAGTGATATTGATTATACCGAGGTTATTAGACGAGGGACGGAGATTATTGAGAATAACACGTATCTGTTTCAGTATTCGGATGATAAATTATACGATCACCAGAAGGAGCTATTCACATATTGTAAGGACCCGAAACCTAAGCTGATTCAGTATATTGCACCAACTGGTACAGGGAAGACAATGTCTCCGCTTGGTCTTTCCGAACATTGTCGCGTAATATTCGTGTGCGCGGCCAGACACGTCGGGTTGTCCCTGGCAAAAGCAGCCATTTCAGCACACAAGAAGGTTGCCTTTGCGTTTGGCTGTAGCGACGCAGAAGATATTAGACTCCATTATTACGCCGCCAAAGACTATACAAAAAATAGGCGAACCGGTGGCATCGGTAAAGTAGATAATACGGTAGGAAATAAAGTGGAGATTATGATTACCGATATTAAATCATATTTACCAGCAATGTATTATATGTTGGCGTTTAACAAGAAGGAAGACATCATTATGTATTGGGACGAGCCGACGATTACGATGGATTATGACGAGCACGAATTTCACAGCATTATCCATAAAAACTGGACGGACAATCTTATTGAGAATGTAGTTCTTTCGTCGGCGACACTTCCGCAATTTGAAGATATGCAGGAGACGATTGGTGATTTTAGATCTAGGTTCGAAGACGCACAGGTCCATACGATTGTTAGTCACGACTGTAATAAAAGTATTCCTATTATTAACAAGGCAGGATACGTGGAGATGCCTCATTTTATGAGCAAACACTATGAAGATATTCGGCGAATTGTTTCACATTGTAGTAAATACAAAACGTTGTTGCGCTACATTGATTTTGAAGAGGCAATTTCATTCATAATGAAGGCGAATGAACTAGAGGTATACCATTCATCCAGCTACTCTCTATTGCGTAATTTCCACGATATTAATGATATTACAATGTCAAATATCAAATTGTATTATTTAAAACTACTGGGTAATATTATTCCGGATAAGTGGGAATCCTTGTCTTCTTCGCTAGAAAAGAAGATGTATCACAAATCCACTATACATATGGTTACTGGGGACGCACATACATTAACAAACGGACCTACTATATTTCTCACCGAAGATGTTAATAAGATAGCGAGATTCTGCCTACAGGAAGCCAATATTCCCGATGCGATTACAAGGAATATTCTTGAAGTCATTAAATTTAATAATAATATTAAAAGTAAGATTAATGTCTTGCAAAAATTGTATGAAGACGGAACAAAGGATGACGAAAACAAAGAGAAGAAAATGGCGGACGGGCGAGTTAGCTCTGAAATGCATCGCATAACTCAAAATATAAAGGATCTAGAGCAATGTATAAAGTCGGTTGAGTTGGAAAAGCAGTATATTCCAAATAGTGAAACGCATCTAAGAAAATACCGTGCTACAATTGACGGAACACAAATTCCGTTTACATGCGATATTACAGAAGAGGTGATTGAAAATATTATGCTTATTGATGACGTAGAAGACATATGGAAAATTCTCCTGATGATGGGTATTGGTGCGTTTATGCTACACAACAGCGATAGCTACATTGAGATTATGAAGAATCTGGCCCAAGAGCAGAAACTATACATGATTATTGCTTCTTCGGATTATATATATGGAACAAATTACCAGTTTTGTAATGGTTATATTAGCAAAGATATGGGGCTGATGTCGCAGGAAAAATGCATTCAAGCAATGGGAAGAATCGGCAGAAACAAACTGCAACACAAATATAGCATTCGGTTCCGCGACGATGGACTAATTTACAAGCTGTT